CAGAAGAGATTGATGTTCACCGGATTTACCCAATAGCCATGTCTACGGCCGTTATGTACTCCCCTGCCAACTCGACCAATAATACTCTTGCTTCCCTGATGTATCGAATACACAAAGACCCTTATCTTTTGTGCCCCAAAAAGAACAAGAGATTAAGGACTTGGAAAGATTTAGCCTATACGCCCACCATGAAGTCAATTTTCTCAGACTTCAGATCTTTTGCACAGCACCGAGAGCTCCTTACTCTTGAAGAAGCGTGCGAGATCATGGGACCTAAAGGAAATCGTATTCTTAGATCAGGATTGGACTTAGAAATGGGAATTGACCATCCAGAAACCAAAAGCTATGGCGTTAAATGGGACGAAACCATTCCACTAAAAGAAACAGCTCCAGGAATTTTTGACCTCAAACCAAGAGCTATTTGTAAGTTAGAGCCAGGATATCACGCGCTCACCACTCAATACGCCCGACACATAAGTGATGTTATGCACTTATCGTTTGGTTTTGACAGTGACCCTCACAACGGTTTACAAATATTATTCTGCAGTGGAATGTCTCAATCAGCTTTGTCCCAAGCTTTTGACGTGTTGTTAACTGTCCCCAACTGTGTTCTTGTAGCTGGTGACGATTCTCTTGCCAAATTCACAAAAAGAACAGGTGAAGCTCTCATAATAGAAGCTGACTTTTCTATGTGCGATCAATCCCAAGATGATGGACCACTTGGTAGATTCATGCACATATGGATGTCTGCTCTAGAATTACCTGAAATCCCCATAGCAATATTCCAACAATGTTTTTCTAAGGGTTATCGAATTAAGCAAAAGAAAACAGATGTTGTTATCAGCGGAAACGCTGGTTGGCAACTCGCAACAGGTTCAACAGCCACCACCATTGTTAATTCTTTTAACGACATAGCTATGTACGTTTATTTCTATGAACAGTTTTTATCATCTAGCGATCAAAACCTAGATTTCTCTCAACTGGCTTTAAACTTGGGTTTTACCATTAAGATCACCCTGCACAGCGACGTTCTCCATTCTACTTTCTTAAAAGGGTGGTTCGTCCCAGTATCAAATTATCTTTATTCACATATGTGGACACCCCTACCATCCGCTGTTTGTAAGCTTGGAAAAATAATGAAGACACCTCAATCCATTGGAAC